AACGAAAAAGGAGAGGAGGAGAAGAAAACATTTTACAATCTAGAGGCCAGATGTATACAGCATGAAATGGACCACCTAGAGGGTAAATTGTGTATAGATTATGAAAAAGGTAACTATAGTCGGGAAAAACATAAGTCCCAAACAATGGTCGAATCTGATTTTAGAGTTAAATCTGATACGTAAGCAATGGAAACCGTACGCGGATCTTGAATTACAGGGGCCAGGAGTGAAAAAAATTATCAATTATGGCACAAATGCGTCAAGTATTGCATTTGTGACGAAAATGGGGCTAAAGGATAGGTAGCTGTGCCAGTGTATAGTGGAATTCTGGAGCAATTTTATTTTTTTAAAAGTAAAAAAAACCTCTGGCACACTTGGCACACTCTGTTTTTGGCTTATAAGTGTTGGTATAAGCGAATAATAGTGTGCCACGGGTGTTGGCACAGCTTGGCACAGTTGTTGGTATTGCTAGCTTTTTTGATTTTTGCTCTGGCACAGTACTGTATTCGGCGCGCGGGGATTTTTTTATTTTTTTTAAAAACTTTTTTGCCCAAAAATCTCCCTATACAGTATATAAGTTAATATGAAACGTCCTAAAAAATCTAAATATAAATCTGTTGTCATTAAAAAGAAAAGATATTACTTTTATAAAATTACATGGTTGGATATCACAGGTGATTCAGGTCATGCAGATTTACATACAGCATCTGGGTTTATGCCGTCTGAAATGGTAACACATGCATACTTATTAAACAAAGATAGAAAAAACATTAGAACTTTTGCAAGTTATGAAGTTAATGATGAATTATTTAGTGATAGAAATGTATTTCCAAGAGGATGTGTGTTAAAAATGGAAAAAATAAATGAAAAATGAAGACGTTTTGTTTTGAATGCAAACACGATTGTCATTGTGGTCGTAAATGTAGTTACTGTAGTTGTTATATATGTAACAATATTGTAATAAAAACATATGAAGATTATATGGGAGTAAATATAATTAAAAGACTTTGGAAAAAAATAAATGAAAAATAAAAAATTTAGTTATGATGGTAGATCAAGACCAAGTAGTGATTTATACAAAGAAAACTTTAATAGAATCTTTAATCCTACATTGACAAAGAATATGCCTAATGTAAAATGGGAAGAAATACCACCAGTGCGTGGTCCTAATCCACAAGGAGTAAGTAATGGAAATAATAAAAAGAATAATGGCAAAAGTTCATGAGCTATATTGCCAAGCAAACGAAGTGACTAATCGGATTCACGGGTTGACTCTTTTGGCAATTCTAGTTCTTCTAATTTTACATCTTCCGGCGTAATATTAATTATCTCTTTGTTTTCATCTAGAATCTTTTTAAGTCTATCTTTGATTTCATTGGGTGACATGTTATCTACATTACCTGTCATCACAAGTTTTTGATCTACATATAATCCACCAGCTTTACCACGAGCTACTTCTGCATTTACTGCAGCAGACCAGGCTCCTTTTTCTAATGCCTGATTTCTAATTTGAGCTAACTCTGAGATATGTTTCTCAAAACTAATACCATATTTTTCTTGTACCTCTGATCTTAACTCACCAATGTATTTAACTACTAATGGAGATACTTTTGGATTTCTTAATTCAGATGCAGCCTGTCTTGGCCTAGTCTTATACCCTGCTTGAAATGCTGCTTCCGCAGGCGATAATCTACCCTCATTGTAGACTAATAATTCTGCAAACTTTATTTGTCTTTCTGTTAGTTTTGCTGGTACTCCCATAATGTTTGACTTATAACGTAATCTATCGTATCAGTCAATTGTGAGACTAATATTAATATTTATACTGTTATCAGGCTGTGCAAAGGATTATGATTTTAATCCCTGGACAACAGTTTTCAAAAACATTTACAAGGCTTCGTACGATGAAACCAGAGTCAAAACTTTGGCAAAAAGTAAAGAAAAATACCCCCAAGATTCAGTGGACTAGACTGGAATCCTGGAGTAGCTATGGCACACCAGATCTGTTGGGATACCATGATAATTGTGGTTTTTTCATGGTTGAGTTAAAGATTGCAACAGGTAAAAAAATACACTTCTCTGCACACCAAAAGTTGTTTCATCTAACCAGAAAGCAACGTAACTTTATCCTTATTGAAGAGGCCTCTTCCTCTTCAATAAAACTTTATCAGAGCTCCTCGCTCCTCGGTCTGCTTGCAGACTATCGTGAAGTGCCTTCCCTCGCAGAGAATGATTGGACCTATATAGAGCGCTTGTTGATTCGCGAACCGCTGGACGCTTGAGCGCTGTTAGATTGGTTTCTTTGTTTTCTTAACATACGCTTGTAAACTTTTTAATTCTTCGCTTGCTTGCTCGCTTGCCGGCTTGTCAGCTTGCTCGCTTGTGGGCTTGTTGGCTTCTTTGATATCGTTATGTGGAACTGTTTCTTCGATAGCTTGTTCGCTTGTGAGCTTGTCGGCTTGTTGCCTCTGAAGTTCTTTTCGCTTCTTGGATAACTCTTTGTAATATTTAGGGTGACGCCACATCTTAATGTTTGCCGTAACTTACAACTTTAACCTTCGGATCCCAACAGGCCCTGCAATCTCCACACTTGCCGCCCTGTGATGGTGCGGGACAGGTTGCATCCTTCATAACTACCATTGAAGAGTTTGGCCAGGTTTCGTTTCGTTGCCCGATCATCGGCGGAGAGAATCGGATAACTAGATTCTTTGGCTTCTCCGCCAGGTGATCTTTTATCCACGCTTCCCGCGTGGGCATCCAGTGGTTTGTATCAGGGGTTAACCTGCAAACCTCATAGATCTTGTTAAGATGGACCAGGGACTGGACGTCTCCGGCGTCGTGCCATCTAAAATATTTTTGACGCTTCACCTGCGCCACCATTGCAGCGGTCCACAGCTGGTGATCAATTGCTTTGAGTCTTACATATTGCGCAGCCTTAATTGCTTTGTATCTTGTATAGTTACCCTTCAGAGCGTAACACATACTACAGACTGAATTCTTAACCTTCCGGAGCTTAGAACCTGTTTTGCATTCCCATGCAGGTAAACTATAACTGAGGCCCGGCATTTTACTGGTTCGGGTCATCGAACCAGTAATTGCTTTTGCTTCTTTAATTTTCATTTTCTTGTTTTCTATATGCAGCTGTTGCATCTAGATCCTTCTTAACTAGTCGTAGAATTTCTTCCAGAGCGTCTGCTATTCTTTTTAATTGTGTTGTATCCATAATTATCCTTTCTAAACTTATCCTATATTATCCCATAACCGTTGTCAAGCTTGTAGGCTTGCGGGCTTGTGGACCAGTATTTACTTATAATAGGCCTCAAGCCACTCTCATTTTCAATACTGATCCCAGGTCCATCATCCCACTGCCCGGGTTTACCTCCAGTGTGATGGACCAGGGATCAGGACCTGCATTCCTTCGCAAACTCGTCCCGGTCCTTCTCCAGGGCAAAGTATTGTATATTCTCATGTCTAAAAGAATGATTTACTCTTTTGAGTAAAGTCTGCAGATCTATTCTTTTTTTTCTATTTGTTTCAACATCAAAGACCCAGATTATTGAATGAACTTTGTCGGTCATTAATTTAATCCTTTCTTATAAGTTATTACTGGGTTGATACAAGTTGTGTACCTATTAATAACTGGATCCCAGAAACACATTAATTTATTTCCTTTGTAATCTTCCCAAGTTCTGCAACCCTCTTTGTTTAAGTGTCCAACTCTTCTAATAGTTTTTTTATATTTCTTTGCGAACCACGAAACAATAAATTCTGATTGTTCGTGTAGTTCGTCCACCTCTTTTATTAATTTTTCTATGTCCATTTGTTATCCTTTCTCTGCATTAACTCTAATAATTTTACTCTTGTTGTTAATAATTGAATAAGCTTATTATTGTCTTTTATCATTTCAAATAAATCTTTTATTAATATTAAAGTCTGTTTATCGGACATTTTAAAGTCATTTGATAATCCCTCAATGTTCCAACCATCAACAGCTTTAACTTGTTTATTTTCTGTATTCATTTGTTATCCTTTCTATGGGATAACCTATAATAGATTATCCCATAAGTCAATTATTAACTTTGTGCAATCGCTTTTATTTTGGAGGTGTCAACATTCCAAGTTAAACCAATAGTTTTAACTACCAGATTTAAACTTTGTTTAAGTTCATCTGGCGTTCCACTTTCCATAACATTATCTATTGCTTTTTGTTTCAGGTCTTTTAGGTCTTTGAGTTTAGCCCCTTCAGGTCTTCTCTCAATTTCCCTATCAACCAAGTCTTTAGCCCATTCTCTTAATTGCTCTTCGCAATCGGATAGACTTAACCTGTCCTCGTCTCTTTCAAAACGATAACTGATTTCTTTTTTTTCTTTCTTTGACTGTTTCTCAAAAAAAGTTTTAGCGTCGTTTTGAGCTTCCTTCATAAACTCTTCAGCTTCCTTCATCTTTGCCAAGATTTTATCTGCGCCCATTTTCTTTGCTAGTTTCTTTACAACATTATTAGTCGCTTCAGTTCTATACTGCTTGATTAATAATTG